GTCTCTATTCTTTGAAAAGCTGTTAGAGATGTTATAGCACCTGGGGCAGACAATTTGGGAGTTGTTGATAAATGCAAAATGAAAAGATAATACATTAATATCTCATAATTACCAAAATCCCCATATTTTAACATAGTGTTATAGTTAACTATTTTATTTCTGGTCATACTGTCAATCTTAAAATTACATTCTCCTGTTGTGCCCTTATAAGCTGACAAGTATAAATCAAGTTTAAGATCCTTGTACCTTGAAGCCATGAAATTTGACCTGTTTGTTATGAAATTTGCATTTCTATTGACTTCTATTCTTCTTCCATAATTATCGACCAACCCATATGTCATATCCATTATTGCTTGTATATCCTCCTCACTTTCTGCATCAGACTCATTAAGCACCTCTGTTTGTTCTAACATAAAGTCATCTTCAAGCAAGGCATTTAACATGTCATCATCCTCTTCGTCTTCATTGCTCTTATCTTCTAACAATTCCATTTCTTCTTGGTTGCCAAATAATTTCACAGTATCTTGCAATTTACTTTCAAACTTGAATTCAGTCTTAGATATAGCTCTTTCCATTGCAGATTTAAGTGTAAAGCCTGTTCTTTCTGATATGTATTTATAAATCTCTTTGTATTCTTTCTCTGATAATCCTGTATATACTTCATCAAATAATTTTAACGGCTCTCCAGACAATAACATTTTAATCATTCCGATATCTAATTTTTCATTGTCGTTTGTTGTATATGTTATATCAAAATTGGTTATATTGAATTTGTACCCTTTGCAGAATGAATGTATCAAATTCCCTTTTGTATCATAGACCATCCCTAAATCATTTATTTCTGATATTGGAGAGAAGAATTTATTTGATTTGTTTTCCATGCTGGATATTCTAGATATATAATAATTGGGATCCAAGACTGCAAAGCATTTTGTTTTTAATAAGTACCTATTGAAGTCTATTCTCATAGTCGAAGATACACCTGAATCACAGAAAACTCCTACCTTATTCAGTTTATCCTCATCTTTCTTCAATAAAGGTTTATTGGTCCACATCACATTAAAATATTCTTTAACAACAGTCATCATGCTTTGCATAGTTGTATTGGTTTCAAGATTGCTCAAGTACACAATAACATTTTCATTCATAGTTTCTATCCAAGCCTTTATTCTGTCTCTAAAACATAAAATGAATTCACCAGAACCTGTGTATTTACCATCCACTTTCTCCTGAGCTTTAACTACATCTATATAAAAACCACAACCTTTAGTTATCATGTCCAACTTATAGTCTAATCCACAAACTTTCTTCAATATGTTTAAATCAGCCATGTAATCTGATGGATATAGTGTGTTGGTGTGATCTAATGTTGCTAAATAATTTAATCCTGTTAAATTTGATACTTTAATCTTGTTTATTGTTTCTTTCAAACTTTTCTGATCTTCAAATTTTGACATGATTTTTGTAACTTTCATGAAAGCTTTAGCTTCATCTAATGAATTGTAGTAATTTTGAAGCTCTGTCTCATCTTTCTTGTTTGTTTTACTAGGCATTGTAACAATCATCTTTTTCTTAGTCATAGTACAGTACATAATAGTGTTGAGGTACATGCTTGTTACATTCTTGTAGTTTGATATAGGTAATAAAGCAATTATTCTTGGTCTTGTGAACTTGAATATTGAATAGACGTTGAAAGGTATAGATATATCATCTTTTTCATAATTCTTTTTTAATCTATGAAGCGTTATCTCTAATCTGTTTATATTTAGCGTAGGATAAAAACACTGCATGGTAATCTTGTCACTGCTGTACATTATAGCTTTCCTTATGTCATCTTTAGGCATGATCTCTGTTGTTGCTAATGTTAGATTATAAAGCTTTGTTGTCAGTTTGTGATTGTTCGATATGCTTACT